GCTTCGATAGCTGCGCGGACTCTGTTGACGAGCGGGACAATGCATCCATCCCAGTCGTTGCCATTCGCATGCGCCTCTTCGGCCAAATCATTCAGCGCAGCCAGTGCATCATTCTCTGTTCCAGCTGCGGGAGCCGCGATTTGCCCAGCGCCGCCAAAGCCAGTATCCATGCGGGTTTCAGCGTTATCCACGTTGATTTCGGGCGCTTTCCCCAGCACCGTGATTTCCGCCCGCAGCCGCTCGACTTCGGCGATCAGTTCAGGAACCATTTCGCGGCAGGCGGCGATGAACTCGGCATCAGCCGCGTTCTCGAAGTAGCACTCGTCGTATGACCTTGGCGGCCCATTGAGGTATGCGCAGTCGGCGCTGCGTTTGTCTACGGTCCAGTTTCCTTGAGTCGCCGCCAGTGCCAGCGCCTTCAGATTGTCGGTGTCCATTTATGCCTCCTCTGTGGTGCGATTGCGGTAGACCTCTGCTGCAGCGCGCACGATGGCGCGGCGGATAGCAGCCATACGGTCATCGCCGAACTTTTCGATGATCGGTGAGTGGCAATTCCGCTTCGTCTCGTATCCGCAAAACACGCCGCTTCCATCGCGGATCAGTTCAGGCATGCGACCAACCTTCACAGCCAGCCGCAGCGCGTCGCCGTCGTCGGTAAGCGGGTTCCAGATGGTGGCCCCGTCCTTCAGCAGCAGGCCACTGAAGCGCGGTGTGATCATCCGCCAGGCATCGCCAGGCCAAAGCTCAATCCCCGCCGCCTTGGCCGCCAGTTCCAACAGTTCACGATCAGTCATTGCCTCCCTCCTTTCCATGTTGAGGGGAAGGAGCGGCAGGAAGGTGACTCCAGTGCGTCGGTTTCCCGCGCATCTTCCGCCAATGTGGCGACACTTCGCTTTGAACCATCAGCTCGCCAGCTGCATCTACAAAGCCCTGCACACAAAATCCGCCGACCAGGTACAGGCGCGACGCCATATTTGCCGGCGCTGTTTCAATCGGCTGCCATACCGGCGCTGCCCCAGCGGCGCGACCGTCGATGTAGGCGATGAGGGTGGCCCATGAGTTATCTTGGCTGCGCAATGGCGGCATGACTCCATCCCAGCAATACATCAATCTGCGGAACTCGGGCGTATCGATGCTCTGCGCCGGCTGCTGGGCGCGCTCGTCCTGCTTGGCCCACACGATGACGGCGTAGGGCACGTCCTTGCGGCTCATGTCCACCCACTTGCCATCGATGACGCGCTCGCGGCTGATCGAAACGGGGCGGGTGCGGCAGCGGCGTTCGCCTTCGTAGTCGATGTGGAACGCGGCATGGATTGGGGTGGACTGGTCGAGCGTGAGCAGGTTGCGCACCATGTCGCCGACCGTTTCAACGCGGCCCCATGCTGCCGGCTGCTTTCGCTCGGCCAGTTCGCGCTCCAGCACGCGGATACGCTCATCCCGCTTGGCAACGATCTGCTTGACCAGTTGCGGGCTGTATGCGTCGTTGTCACCGATGCAGGTATATGCGATCACATCCGGCTCAGGCAGCGCCGGCAACTCCACCTCTCCCACAGGAGCGGCGCACTTAGCGATCCATGCAGCCTTCTCGTCGGCATCCAACTCGCTCCACTGGTTGTGCTGGTCGGCTTGTGCATTCCAGAGCGCAGCGGCGCGGTCGTCGTCCATGTTCAGTTCAGACATTCTTCTCTCCTTGCGTGTCGCTGATTTCCTCGTAACGGTAGACGCTGTAATTCAATGTGGTTTTTCCGGTGACGGTCGAGATACTGCGCTGACTCCCGAGGTGTGGATGCACAATCCAACCTTCTTCTTTGCCGTTCTCGATCAGCCATGCGCGCATTTTGTCGCGGTCGTCGTAGGATTTGCCGGGGTAGACGATGGAGCGGGTCTCCGTCACTTTCCGCTTGCCAACTGCGTCCAGACCAATGACTTCCGCGCTCTGCGCATCCACGCTTGAAAGTCCGATCAGCGCCATCATGAAATCGTGCGGAGTGAACTCCATGCGTGCGAATTCGATGTGGCTGGCTCTGTCCTCAATGCGAACGTTGATAATGTCATTGCTGTCGCGCGAAATCGTGATTGATGCCTTGATCTTCAATTCTTCTCTCCTTGCGTGCCTTGCGTGTCGTGAGATGCCGGGGATGCGCTCGGGTCTTCGGCAAGGCCGCGCCAGCACGGGTAGTCGCCGATCTGTCGCCAGTGTGGCAATATGTTTCTCGGGTGCGCTAACCACTGATAGCCGTCCCACCATTGCATCGATGCGTCTCCGATGACCGGGGAATCGGTGAAGTGGCGTTCGTACCAGCCAGAACGCTTCGGCGCCGTGAGGCCGCTGAACCATTCAGTGGTCTGCGGCAGCTTGGGGCGGCGCTTGTTCGCCGTCAGCAGCCATTCAAGCGGCGATATCATTCCGCCTCCCTCGTCGTGCCTTGGGATGCGGACATGGCGGCACGCTCGACCCACTTCCATACAACTTCGCAATCGTCGTCATCGCCTTTCGGGATCAATGCGATTCGCAGCGCCCGCTTAGGCGCACGGTACGTACAGTCCACGTCAACCTCCACGTCATCGCCTACCGACAGGCAATTGGCCGCGTAGTCATTGGCAAAGTCGTCAGGGCCATTTGCGAACACCTCGGGATCATCGGACAGCCACAGCATCATGTCTCTCTCATCCAGTGCATCGCCTGCTTGCGCTGGAGCGGCGAGTAGTTCTTCGGCGTTGCTGCACACATTGGCGATGAATTTCCATTGCCCGTCATCGCCGCACTCGACGCCGCGCAGAACACGCACGAGGTCACGCATTGTCTTGCGCCAGTCCCCTTGACCGGGCAGCGGTGCGCGGGCGAGGGCTGCTCGTTTTTCATCGAGTGGGCAACTGTCGCAGTCCCCTTCGCAGCCATCGCATTTATCGGCATCCTGGCTGGGTGCTGTGGCACAGTCAGGACATGGTACGGTCTTGAACTCGCTGATTTCGCGTTCACGATTGCCGTTACAGGTCGTGCACTCAATCGCGCTTGCCGTGGTGGCCGCAGGGGTGCAGGCAGGGCACGATTCGTACTGGTCCGGCGGGAAGCCTACGATGCCGCTGTCGTTGCACTTGCCGCACTCGACAGCCGCCCCGTCCATCTGGCTGACTGCGGGCGCGTTAGCCTTGGCATTCAGCGCGCCGCCGTAACCCAGTAAGCCCGGTTGCCATCCGCCCCAACGCTGCAGCACATCGGCAGCAAAATCGGCTGGGTGGCCATAATGCGTCGTCGTCCACAGTTCTTCGAGCACTTCGTTGGTCGGCACTTCGGGCGCGGCACCAGGGCGCGGCAGCGGCATCCAGTGCGTTGCCGCGTCAGCCACTTCGGTGCGCATGTCGGGATCAGGCTCCCACAGGTCTTCGGTGTTGATGTCGAAATACTGGTCGCCGTTGAAATCGACTCCTTCGGTGTAGACCAGCACACGGTCATGGTCTTCTGGTAGCGGCAGGCCAGCCGAAAGCGGGCGCAGGGCAGGCGCTTCAAGCGCGGCCGACTGGCTGACTGCGGGCGCCGCTTTGACCATCGCACGGTAGCTGGCGTTGTATCCGTGCGCGCCGGGCGTATCGTGGCCCGCCTGCTGCTGGGCTGGCGTCGGCTCGATGGGAACCAGCTTGTAGCCTTCGGTGACTGCGGGCGATGCGAGGGCGGCGCGGGCCTGCCAGCCTTCCCATCGCGATTGCAGGTGACTATTGGCATACTCGTCGCGCCCACCTGGCGACTTGGTGCGTGAGAAGTCGATTTCACGCGGGAAGAAGCGTGCGTCGTTCGCCTGCTGCTCGAACAGTACTCGCTCATCTGCCGTCACGCTCGGCTCTGCGCGGCGGGCGAGAGCCGCGTGCACGGTTTCCCATTCGGGCATGTTGATCGTCACTTCCAGAAGCTCGCCGACGGCTTGTTTTGGCGCCAGGCCGCAGCAGAGGTTGTAGGCAAGGGCAAGACGGTTCGTGATCGCTGCGAGCGCGTTCTCTGGCTTGTCCAGGTCGATGCCTGCGGTGTTCTTGTCGGTCATGCCATCTCTCCAGTTAGAATTTTCCATGCTGTTGCAGCCACTCTTGGGTCTTGACCGTTTCCAATGGCGCGGTTCCTGTCCATCCGATCGGCCATCCCATCAGGCTTTCCCAGAAATCCGGGTTCACATACAATTTCCCGATTGGCGAGTTGCGCAATTTGTTTAGGCTTCCGCCAACCTCCTGGAAGGTTCCAGTTCCGGCGCCGAAGTGGCCTGCACCTGTCTTTCGAGGTGAGCGGCAATCGCAGCGCGGGCAAATTGGCCTGCGTCGGCTGCGTTTTCGATCTTCACATATTCATCTTCACGCGATACGTACCGGACCGTGCCGAACAGGTCGGTCGCAATCTTCCAAGCCTGCTCATCCGTCAGATCGCCGGTCGGCTGGCTGGCGATGTGCAATGCAATCGCAGCGCGGGCATAGTCATGCATCGCGGCGGCCACGTCTTTCTGACGGCGTGGCTCCAGCCATGCTTCGAAGTCGTCGCCCCACGGCAACGGAGGCAGATCGCCGGTCGGCTTCTCTGCTGCGGCACCCGCCGGGCTCACGATCGGCGCCGATCCGGCGAATGCGAGCAGATGCTGGGCGCACGAACGGATCGTGTCCTTGAACTGCGCCAGGTCGTCATCGGCCAGGCCGGCGCAATGCTGTTCGCTGATGGAGACGACACGACGTCCTTCCGCCTCCACGGTCACGCACCAGGTCTCGGCAATGCCCAGCGCCGTGAAGCGCGGAGCATCGGTCCAATCCAATGCGCCGTCCGCGCGTTTGTCTTCGACGCGGCGCGCCGGCTTGTTCTCGCTCTCGTTCGACATGGTTCGCTCTCTCGTTATTTCGGTTCGGTGTCGGTCTTGTGTTTCACGTTCTCGCCGCTGTCGATCACGGCGAGGTCGTCGTGGTAGCGGCGCGAGCCTCGGTTCATCCGGTAGGTCTGCATTGCCTTCCGGTCCTCGGCCGTGATGCCGGGCGCGGCGGCTGGGAAGTTGCGGCGGATGCGGCGCTTCTTCATCCCTGGGCCTCGCCGCCGAGTGCGTCGACCAGATCGGCGAGCATCTTGGCCAGTTCGCCGGTCATCAGGGCAAAGCCGTTGTCGAATCGCTCGTCCTGGGCATACGGGATCGCATCGTTTTCCTTGATGACGTCCAGCGGCTTGACGCTCTTGATCACCAGGCCATCGGTCAGGACGAACGAGATGCGGCTGTTCCACGTCATGGCCAGGCGCACGCATTGTTTGCCGCGGGCGATGTGCTCGCGCATTTCGCCGACTTCCAGGGTGTGACGCTTGTAGCCGACTTGGGCCTTGCTCTCACCGGTCGCGCGAAGAGTTGCATCCTGGTCGATCGTGAAGTCGTGCGGCGCCTCGTCCGACTCCAGCCAGCCGGTCATCACCGCGACCGGCGAGCGCTGCACGCGCAGCGACTCCAGCGGCATCTTGTCGACGGCCTTCAGCAGGAACTTGATGACGTCGTCGGCCTTGCTCGGGCTGCCCGCGTCGACGACGAGCCAGCCGTTGACCGGATCGATCCAGACGTTCGTTTCGGACGGGACGGAGAGCGCGCGCGGCAGCAACTCGTCGGTGACGCGCTCCTTCAACTCCTTCATCGCCTTTTTCCCAGGCGGGAATCCCTGCTGTTCCTCCAGCTCCGCAGCGCGCGCCTTCGCGGCATGGTTGATCGCCTTCTCCGGCAGGATTTTCTTTTCGGTGGCCAGTGTGAGCAGGAACTGGCCGTTGACGGCGTGGACGAGTGGCGCGCCGGCGCCGCGCGGCGCCTTCCAGCCTTGGCGGAGGAATTCATTGCTTGATGCCGGCGTAAATGCTTGGGAGGCGAGGGCGTCGGCGAGGCGTTCGGCCGTCATATCCCATTTCTTCGGGAGGCGATACACCTGCAGGTTCTTGAAAAACATCTTGGGTTCCTTCTGTTGTCGTTATTGGTGCGAGATGAAATAGCGCTGCTTCTCGATTTGGGCTTGCGTGATGTTGTCCAGGTGTTCGATCTCCGCGAGGAGCATCAGGTACGCCAGCACGCCTACGATCACAAGGGCTGCGCGGCGCATCACTGTTGCCCCGCTGCGTTCATGACGATCACGAGGACCAATCCAACTGCTGCGGCGCAGCGGATCCCGTACGAGGCCAAGCGCGCTGCGATCTGGTCGCGGCTCATGGTCGGTGCGCTCATCATTCGCGCACCAGAGTCACGCCCAGGGCGCCGCGGTCGTACTCGCTGTCCATCAAGGCGTCACGGTTGCCGATTGCGATGTAAGTGCGCGGGTCCGCGCCGACTGCGTCGATTACGGTGATGCGAAAAGCCATGCCGGCCTCCAATGGTCGAATGTTCGATTAGTAGATTTCGCGCGCTTCAGTGCAAACACGGATCGCGGCGCGCACGATGGCCGCACAAATTGCTGCATCTTTGTTCGGGTGGTCGGCATACGATTCCGTGACGTCACGGCGCCGGCTCCCGTTGCCGACGGATACCGTGCCTTCCTCATCGCAGGTGCGGACGCTCAGGCCCAACTCGCCGATCAGCGGGCCTGCTGCAGCCCACGAGCGGCGCCAGTGCGGCGGCGCGGCCGGCTCGGTCGCCCCGAGCATCAGGCGCGCGCTCCCGGCGTTGATCAGCGAGCCGCCGCGGCGCGGAGCAGGGCGCAGATCCTCGCGCGGCCCGATCGGGCTCGGGGCGACGTAGCGGCGGCGCAGCTTCGCCCAGGCCAGTTCGATCTCGTCGGCAAAGGCCTCACGCAGGTACTTGTCGGACCATTCATTGCGCTGGCAGGTCATTTCGTCTTTCCGTCTGCGATCTCGCGAGCGGTGCGCAGCGAGTTTTCGTCGGCGATGACGCGCATGCGATACGCCATCAGCTGGTTGTGCAGTTCGGGCGCCACTGCGTCAACTTCACGGCCGAGTGCGGCGAGAAAAGCATCCAGGCGAAACCAGGCGCGCTCGAACCCTTCGTTGATTCCGCTCGCGTCCATCTCATCCGAAAGGCGCATCGACTTGATGAAGGCGCCGAGGATCTGCGCGCTGGTCATGCTATGCGTGTCGTTGTTCGGGTTGCTCATCGTTTGCTCCAGAGGGGCGTCGTAACAGGCGCAGGTTGGCGTCAGACGCCAATCACGATCAGGCCGGAACGATTGCCGTCGGCTACGTTTTTACGAGTGCTCATGTCGGGCATCTCGTGGCATGCGATGCCTGTGCTTTCTTCCGGCTGCTCTTGGTCGCAGGGGAACAAATCGCCGCCAAAGCAAGAGCCCCAGGTCTTGCCGTCGAACTGCCAGTAGGAGTAATCGGTCGTGCCGCTGTCATTCCAAGGCCATGGCCAGCCTTGCTTAGGCAGCGTCACATCCGTGCGGGTGGAGAAGAATCGAACGACGGCGCTACGGAACGAAGCCTCATCCGCAGCCTGCAGCACGTCGTCATCGACTCCATTCGGATAGCCATCCCAGCCAATGCTGCCGAGCCATTCGGCATCCTTGCCCTTGCCAACGTAAAAATCTGCACGAGTACCCATCCTTTTCTCTCCCGTTCTCGCCGCGCCAAGTGCGCGTCCTTGTCTTGTTACCCCGGCCTTTTGGCCTCTCGCTCCGCCTCAACCAGATGCCACCCAAGCACGCGCCGTATTTCTTCAGGACGAGGAGGGGGCTCGTTCACTCCTCGGCGGTTCTGCATCCAACTACGAACTGCTTGATGGCTCGGTCTCGTCGTCTGCTTCATTGCGGCTCCTGGTTGAGTTCGCTGCGTTGATGATCATATTAGGCATGCCTAACACGCCTGTCAACAAAAAGATTGAGGTATGCCTAAATTTTTAGGTACAATTAGGCCGTTGGCTGAGTTTGGCTGACTGCAAGCCTGGAGCAGGGAGGGGAAACCGCCGACGTCCAGGCCCAAGAGCCAAGGACGCCGGAAGGGCAACGCGTGGGTGGTAGGAACAGAGCGCGCCGGGGGACAGGTGGAAGCACCTGGAAAGTCTGTTGCCAAGCGCGTCCGAAGGCGAAAGCACGGGGTACGGCGCTCTCCACGAAAGCCAGCTTTATCGCTGGCCTTTAGGGAGGGTGCCATCCGGAACCGAGACTCTGCTGGGGTATCCTTAGATACCTATAACCTAAGAATACCTCTTAGATCAGCCAAGAATTAGTACCTCAACAGTACCTTTAACGGGTGCGGAGAAAAAAAGGCCCGAAAATGCCCGAAAAATTGACCCTGTCGGCCTACCTGGAGCAACGAGGCAAAAAGGCAAAGGCATTGAAAAGAGGCGAGGCTGAGGCCTTCGGGATCCCGTACCCGTTGCAGGCCGGCTGGCCGTGGCGATACGGTGCGTTGGAGATCACGCCGGCGATGATCGAGGATGCGGAGGTGCGTATCCGGGCGGCGAAGCAAGAGGCGCGGAACCGGGCCGAGTGTCGCTCGGCCGAGGTGGGGAAGAATAGCGGGGCGCCGCAGCCGCCCGCCGTACCGGCCCTGACGGCGGCGTTGTTCCCGGGCTTCGTGCCGCGCCTGGCCCGGCGCTACCGCGCACGTAGGTCGGCGCTGAGAGCGTAAAAAATTTCTTGTGGACGATATTCAGCTCGAACACCGCGGGCGCGCCGGCCCGGCGTCAGGGCATTAAAAAGCCGCGTTATGCTCGGCATGGAGGTGAGATGGATAAGAACGACACGACAACGCCGAAGCGGTTCAAGCACGCGCGGGACTTCGAAGGCGATGAATTTTGGAACTGCGCTGATCTGGAACCCGAGCTTCGCGAGAAGGCGAATTACTATTTTGGAGGGCCAGAAGGTGTTAAACGAGCAATGGATCAGCTAAGCGAAGAGATAGATATCTTGACACAAGAAATGTCGTGTCATCTACCTACTGCAACTGAAAAAATATTTTGGACGATGGTTGCGTTTCTTGAATGCTCAGCAGGGTAGTAATATTTATATGTAACTGGAGATAAACATGGATAAGGTACGCGTTGTGACAGACGAGATGCGGCAGGCGGGCCGAACCGTCCTCTTTCGAGAGTTAGGTTGTCAAAATTCACCGGACCACATTGATCTGGAGGATCTTGCCCAACTTGTGTGGGAGGCAATGCAAAAGGCTGAATCGAAAAGAAAACCATGAATTAATCGAAGGCAATGTTCTCGATATCTTCACCATTTGAAAGCGAGAATCGCAACAATTGAACTCGCATTATTTCGGTTTTCAATACCTGTGGAATACTATTCTCAAGCTTCCGCCGGAAATCAAATAGCCTTTTTTTTGCATCTACCATAAGCCGCATATGAGAATGCAAATCTGCAAGCGGAATTTTCGTGTATCCGTCTATATCAAAAGGATTGGTAGTTCTATTTGCAATATATATATTTTCACGATCATCAAGATTGGTTACATAAATCGCGTGCGCGTATAGGTTGCGATGCTTAATTCTCTTCTGTAATACGGCTAAAATGTCCTCAAACTCCGCAAGCAAATCTGAATTGTGTCTGATGAAATTTTTCCCAGCTTCAGCGACAAAATCCACCCTTCCTTTTGAACTTTGAATTTTGCTAGCGATCGCTCTTGCATCACCCATACCCAAAGCAAAAAACAACTCAAGATAAGAGCAAACTTCATCTTCTATCGTATTCCAAGCTGCGATGATATTTGCTATCACTATCGCATGTTCAGGATGCTCTGTAAGTGCTGTGTTAACCCATGCCATTATTGATTCGCCTAATTAACTGCGTGAAAGAGCGCTCGTCAGTCCCGCCGCGAGCGTGGATTAGTTTTTCTGTCACTAACCCTCAACACCACCATGATGCGAACACCTCCTCGCCGATGCTGGCTGAACGAGTCGGCGCCATCCCGGCACTGTGCATTGGCGCCGGTGAGCACTTCGAACGCCCGCCCACGGACAGTCATTTAGCGTCGCGGCGCGCTCATGTTGATTCACCAACTAGACCAGCAGATGGCGGTAGATCAGATTGGCAATGCTTGCACATCGAGGCCGCAGCTTTGACCTCCTCCGCGCAGTACGGACAAAGTTTCATACCGTCAGCACTTGAACTCGATGGCGATGCTCCGCCCGCGATGACTTCGCGCCAACCATTGCGGAGGTAACGTCCGGCCAATATTTCCTGAATGCCTAGGGCATACGCTATTGCCACACTGGGCAAGGTAATGATAATAACAATTGGACCAAACACGAAAGCCGGCCCAATTACGATTAAGAGCCAGATGAAGACGTGGTTCCACAGGCCTTCAAAGATTAAATAGAGTAACCCTAAAAAGAACACGGCGAGACCATCAGAGCTTGAAATGGTCTCTTGGTGCCGATTAATCGGGTTCTCAAAAGTACGTGCCATGCTAGTCCTGGTTGCGGCATCCAAGCGTGCCGTAGCGCCTAAAACGGTAGTTCTTCCTCGATCAGTGGGGGCAGCGGATGCCATTCGATGGGCTCCATGCTGTTCCATTCGACCAGATCGATCAGGTAAGGTGCCGTCGGGAACTCTGAAAATCCCTGAATGTCACCCAGGTCGACTTGGTCAAAACTGACGAGCAGGATCGGAACGACGCCAAAACGTGGCTGCAGATCCCTAATAGTCCGAGTTGCGAGCGGATCAACGAGCATAAGGGGCGGGACCCTCACAACCGCAATGCGAACACAGCAAAGATCAATGACCGCGCACTGCATCAGTAGTGCTCTCGCTCACTACGGACGACACGCCCCAGAATTAGGCAAGCCGCGCCTTTGCAAAGCTTGCGATGGTATCGCTGTTGGTTCGGGTTGTCAGACATAAGCCACCAATCACCAGCATCTCGCACCAGACGCTTGATCACGTCTTCGCCTTCGTAATTGATGACGAACACTGCTCCGTCGACGGGCGTGGTGTCGTCCTGGTTGATGATGACGGTGTCACCCTCGTAAAACGTAGGCTCCATGCTTTGCCCTCGGACGCGAATGGCGATGAGCTTTTCTGGGCGAAGCTGGCGACGGCGCAGCCAATCGGCCGGCACAGGAGCGGTTGAGCCATCATAAGGTTCCGGCTCGACGCCGAAACCACTCACGCCAGCTGAGACCAAAAGCCTCACCTTGGGGATATGCACGAATAGGGGGTCTTCGTCGGCAAGCACTCGGACGGGCCGGATTTCCTCAATCGTGTCTGGCGCAGGAGTGGTGGTCGGGCCGGAGCCTTTACCATGTAGAAGCCACGCTGAATCGACTCCCAACACCTCGCAAGCTTTGGTCAGCCTAACGCCGGAAATCTCCTTGATACCACCATCTGCGACGCTTTTCTCCCAGTCCGTTGCGGTAGGAGGAGAGATGCGAACAGCTTTAGCAAAGTCGCTCTTGCTAAGCCCCTTTGCCTCGCGTGCCTCTCGTAGTCGTACTTTCCATTCTTCCATTAGGTAATCCTAAATGTTTTTTTGTGAGGCAAGCCTAAAAATGCTTGCGTTCGTATTTAGGTATGCCTAAAATAGGCGCATGACTACTGAGAAATCGCCCGACGAAATCATCGACGCCCTGGGCGGGACGTCTGAGGTAGCGCGACTTTGTGAGATTCAGCCAGCTTCAGTCTCCGAGTGGAGGAAGTTAGGCATACCGAAGGCGCGACTCAAATTTTTGAAGCTGGCCCGCCCGGCAGTGTTTGCATCGCTCGGTTTGGATGCGCAAGCGCCGCGTCGTCGAGCGACCGATTAGTTCGGCGAGCCTCGCCGAACGGCGTTGATGAGCCGGCCAGCAGTTCACTAGCCCGGCGCGTACCGCAATACAGAGTAGTCACGCCAGCGCAGTCGATCTGCACCGAAGCCGCGATCAGATCGCAGTTCATCAGTACGAAGGTGGCGTCAGACATCACAAGCTCCCGGTGGTTGTTCTTCAGTGTTGTCAGATTAGCTTGCAGATAGGAAAAAGTCATGAATATCAATCCTCACAACCAAGGCATCGCAGCCGTGCTCCGCGCCGAGATCGAAGCTTGGCGCCGCGCCGGCAGCATCAGCCGGGAGGCCGTCGCTGCCATGGTCATGGATGCGCATGCTGCGCTTGGCGGTGAGGCCGTCACCGGTGTCGATTTCAGCTTCGTCGGCGACACGTACACGCAGGCAAAGAAGGGCGCGCAGAAGCTGTTCCGCTGGCTGGACGTCGACGGCACGCTGCCGGCCGGCATGGTGCAAAGCATCTTGGCGGCATTGCCGCTGGACGTGCGCCTGCACTGCCTCAACCAGATGTTTCGGCCTCTGGGCGTAGAAGTGCGCGCCCGCGAGAGTGTGACTCCGGGCTGCTTCGACGGCTTCAGCCATCTGCGCAGCATGATCAAAGAGGCGTCGGAGGCGCAAACAGCCGTTGTTCTGGCGACGAATGAGCCTTCGATTGCCAACCTGGTCGCGGCCATTAAAGAGGTGCGAGAAGAAGTGGAGGCCAGCGAATCCACGTTGGTGGATCTCGAGGCAACGCTGCTCGCGCGTCAGCTTGAACAGCCTTCGCGGTAGGGAAGACCCAGGCGGCGGGCATGCCGCCACCAACACCAAGAACAGGAGCCCAAAAGATGACGAACGTATCGAACCTGCTGGACACGCTGCGCGCGCGGTTCGACATCAAGAGCGACTCGGCTTTGGCGCGCGAGCTCGGGATGAGCCCTCCGGACATCAGCAGGCTTCGCTCAGGGATGCGGACGCTCAGCGAGAGAACGATTCTGCGGATTCACGAGCGCTGGGACATTCCAACGAAAGAGATCCGCAAACTGGCGAAGTAAGTCCCTCGACCTATAGAGAAAGGAAGTAGATGCAGCAGAACGAACAAGAGCAAGAGCCGGCGCCGATCGAGCCTGGCCACGTAATGAGCAAGAAGAAGTACCGAGAGCTGCTGGAAGGCCAGCAGAAATGAAAAAGCCCGGCTGCAACCGGGCTTCCTGAAACAAGTACAACATTTGGAGAACGCATGTTAGCACAAACCCAAACGCCGGCGGCGCACGCCGGTGAAGATCAGTCCTCGCACCAGTTCGAAGCGCGCGCGGCGCACTGGTCGAATCTCGCCGTCCAACTGCTGACGGCGGCGAAGAAATTGGCCAATGACTGGCTGCAGGACGAAAACGACGACGTGTCGCTCTGCTTCAATGCCGAGCATCACACAGCCATCCGTGCGCTTTTCGACGCGGTCAAAAGTGCGGACCTCGCCGGCCTGTCCGATGCATGCGCCGTGCTCGCGGCCATGGACGTGGGCCGCGGTGTGTTCTGGTCTGTCACGAACGATGAATTCCCGGCCAATTCGTTGCCGGCGCTGATCGCCGCAAACGATTTTCTGCGCCCCGGTGACTTCGTCTACCAGGCGCAGGCCGTCGGGCGTCATAAGCTGACGGAAGCCGATTTTTGCCCATGCTGCCGCCACGAATTCGCCGACCCGCGATCCGCGCGTTGCTGACATGTTCACGAGCGGAGGTGCAGCATGATTCTTGAGATAGGCGAGGCTTATCAGACGTGGTGCCCGATGACCCGGATGGAAAAGGCCACGAGTCGAGGTTTTGTGAACGGCGGCCAGGTCGTATTTAATCGAGTTGAAATTGAGGGCGATTCTAAGCCGGGTCTCCCCTCCGCCAGTTTTTGCGTCGCTGACCGTTGCGCGATGTGGAGATGGCTTCCATCGGAGGATCTTGATGGGAGTGAGGCCCGCGGCTATTGCGGTCTTGCTGGCTTGCCTCTGGTTGCTGGAGGTGGAGCATGACCCGCGCCCGCTACGTCACCCCATCCCGCACCGCGGAGCGCAACGAACGCACGCGCCAGCTGATCCTCGCGCTCCAGGAGCGCAACCTGCGCCGCGACGAGATCGGCTCGCTGCTGAAGATCGGTCCGTCGGGCGTGCGCAAGTACCTCGCGGACCTGTGCCAGTTGGTCGAACTGGTGCGCGACGCCGACGAGCAGGTGTTCCGCCTGACAGCAGATGCGGACAAGGCGCGCGCGTTTCTCGCGAGTCTGGAAGCCCTGCCGGTGGCGCGGCCCGTCAAGAATCGCCCTCCGACCCCGATGGAACTGGCCGCGCGCGACCCGGCGCGCCACATCCACATCATGCACGACGACGAGGAATTCAAGGTGCGGATCCAGCGTGGCCTCCCTGCGCACGAGCCGATGATGGCGCACTTCTTCAACCTGGCGCCGGCTGGGGTGTGTGCATGAAGGCCATCGACCTTTTCGCCGGGGCAGGCGGATTCAGCACGGGCGCCCGCATGGCCGGCATCGATGTCGTGTGGGCAGCAAATCACTGGAAAAGCGCCGTCGAGATCCACGCGCAGAACCATCCCGGCGCAGAGCACGCATGCCAAGACCTTCACCAGGCAAACTGGGCCGAGGTGCCGTCGCACGACCTGCTGATGGCGTCGCCGTGCTGCCAAGGTCACAGTAGGGCGCGCGGCAAGGCCAGCGGTAATCCGCAGCATGATGCCAGCCGATCAACCGCATGGGCTGTGGTTTCAGCTGCCGAATATCACCGGCCTGAATTAGCCGTGATCGAGAATGTGCCCGAGTTTACCGGCTGGGCACTCTACCCGGCTTGGTGCGCGGCGATGGTCGCGCTGGGCTATGCGCTGACGCCGATGATCGTCGACGCAGCCGACCACGGTGTGGCGCAGCATCGTCAGCGCTTGTTCATCGTGGGCGTGCGTGCCAAGCACCCGCTCATGATCGACCTTCCGAAGCGGCCGCACGTGCCGGCCAGCAGCTTCATCGATTTCAGCGCCGGGAGCTGGCAGCCGATCGACAAGCCGGGCCGCGCTGCGAACACGCTCGCGCGCATTGCCGCCGGCCGCGCCGCGCATGGCGATCGCTTCATCAGCAGCTACTACGGCGCCGAGAAGGGTGGGCGCTCAATTGCGCGGCCGGTCGGCACCATTACCACGCGCGACCGCCACGCGATCATTGACGGGGACCGCATGCGCATGTTTTCGGCCCAGGAGTGCCGCGCCGCGATGGGCTTCCCGGACGATTACATTCTGCCCGCAGCGCACAGGGATGCCGTGCACATGCTGGGCAATGCCGTCTGCCCGCCGGCCGCGCGCGACGTCATCACCGCAATGCTGGAGGCAGCATGACCCAACGTCAAAACATCCGTCGCCCGCAACCTGGCGAGATCCTGCACACCGCTGGCGAGTACCTGTACAAGCATGGCTCGTGCACCGAGGCAGATCTGTTCTTGGCCGTGAACTTCGGCGGCACGCGAAGCGCGCGGAACGAGGCCCTGCAGCGCGCCATTCGCGGCGGCTGGCTGATGGAAACCTCGCGCGGAAAGATCGCATGCAGCCAGGCCGCTACCGATTACTACGACGAGCAGGGCGACAAGCCAGTAGAAAAGTACGTTGGCCAGATGGTTCCGGCCGCCACGCGCAATGTGTTCGCTGGCACGGGCCTGAGCAAGAAATACCAGATCAACAGCCGCGGCTTGCGTCCAGCGAGCGACGCGGCGCCGACCTGGTCGCAGCGGCCGGCGGGCTTCGGCTTCAAGAACATTGCTGGGGGTGATGCATGACGCGCGAAGTTATGGAAAAAGACCTGCGCGCGCCGGAATACCGCGAGGGGAAGCCGGAGGACTACGAATTCCGCTCTGACGGCAAGATCGTGCGTAAGGATCGCTTCAAGCGCGGCATGCAGGATATTGCTGCGATTCTGTTCGGCGGCAGCTACGACTACGAGATTCCCGAGGTGATTGCGGCGGTTCATCGTCTAAACGGCGTCCAGTTGGCCGAGGCGATCCAGAACGCCCGTGATGTGTTTGAGGGCGAACCGAAGGCGCTTGAGTGCTTGGACTACCTGCAAGTGGTCATCAAGGCAGCGAAGGGGAAGGCATGAAATCATTTAAACAAATGCGACTCGACGGCGAACTGGTGCGCGCGGACGCCGAGAAGATCGAGTACGCCAATATCCACGTCGAACCCGGCTTCAACCCCGGCGACCGCAACGACGAAGACGAGGCCGACGACGAGGAGCTTTACCAGTTCATCATCAAGCATGGCGTCCTGGCGCTGCCGCAGCTGGAGGTGCGGCCGCGAGAAGGCGGCGGGGTGTGGATCGTGGACGGCCACCGCCGGCACAAGCAGATCGGGCGCGCCATCGCCACCGGCCACTTCAAGCCGGACGACAAGGGCCGCATGCTGATCGCGGTTCGCCAGTTCAGCGGCAATGACCTGCAACGCCTGTACCGCATCGGCACCAGCAACAAGCACAAGAAGATGAAAGCGTTGCAGTTCGCGGAACTCGTGCAGCGCGCGCACGACGGCTTCGGCCAGTCCGTGCAGCAGATCGCCGACGGCATGCTGTGCTCGGTGTCGACCGTTCAGCAAGCGCTGATCCTGGCTGGTGCGAATCACGATGTGCACCAGATGGTGAAGGCCGGCGAGGTCTCGAAAACCACCGCCGTGAAAGTGGTCAAGGAAAAGGGCGAGGCGGCCGGCGCGGCGCTGAAGGAAGCGCAACAGGCGGCGCGTCTGCAAGGTAAGCGGAGGGTCACGGCCAAGCAGGTCGACGGCAATACCCCGGCGGATCTGGTCAAGGCGATCCAGACTGAAATCGACAGCGGCGGCAAATTCCGGGCCGAGGACCTGGCGCCGCGGTTCGCACAGCTGATCTCCTACCTGCGCGGCACCGCGGTGCGGGCGGCGCCATGAAGCTGTTAGCCCGTAACTTGCCGCTGAAAGCCGGCGTACGTCGGCTCAAGATCATATTCGGCCTGAACCTCAAGGTTGGCGTCCATGAACACATGGTTGAAACGAATCTCGCTGATGCCGATTCCCCTAATGTTGCCGCCGCGCGCACCATCAGGGTATGGAAGGAATGCCATGCCCGGTACGTAGTCGGGGTGCTGCTGCAGGCGTTCGTTCAGCTTGGCGATGTACTGGTCTTCGTTCAGACGTTGCTTTTCCATGACCGCTCCGTTGTCAAAAAGGACATCGTAGCATGATGCGACGCACATCTCTGAAACCCGGCATTCCGCTCAAGCAGGGCCACCCGTTGGTGCGTAAGACACCGATGTCGCGCGGTAGCGGGTTCAAGACCCCAGCCGCCGGCGCCGGCCTGCTGCGCGTAGCCGCCGTCCAGGCCAAGACCTCGCTCGCGCGAAACCGGGAGCCGAAGCCGTCAAAGTTGCCCAAACCGATGAAGTCGCGCGGTATGAAGGGGCGCCCGCCAACTGCGGAGGAAGCGCGCTTCATGGATCGCATGGGCACGCTCCCGTGCATCTGCTGCCTGAAAGACGGCTGGACGAATCACGCGATCAGCCTGCACCACATCGACGGGCGCACGAAGCCGGGCGCGCACTTCCTCGTGCTTCCCCTATGTGGCCCGCACCATCAGCAGGACGACAGCGACCCACGCGGGCGCATCAGTGTGCACGGCCGCAAGGCAACGTTCCAGGCGCGCTACGGCATGCAGATGGATTTGCTGGCGGAGTGCATGGCGATGCTGGGGATTACGGAGGCCTCATTGCTTAATCGTGATGGTCACGAAAATGCAAAGGAGACTGTATGAGCATGTCGAGTCATCAGTCAGCACGTATGAAAAACGACGAGTGGTTGACGCCGCCGGAAATCAACGGCGCCCTTGGCTACTTTGACCTGGACCCGTGCTCGCCGATCATCCGGCCGTGGTCGACCGCCGGCAAGCATTACACCGTCGAGGATGACGGACTTGCTCAACCTTGGGAGGGGCGCGTCTGGTGCAACCCGCCGTTCGGCCGCGAAGCAGTCAAGTGGCTGCGCCGCATGGCCAAACACGGCAATGGCATCGCCCTGATACCGGCGCACACGGAAACAGCAATGTTTTACGAGTGCGTATGGGGTGTGGCCGACGCGGTCCTGTTCATCAAGGGCCGACCTCACTTCCACTACGTCGACGGGAGGCGTTCGCCGTTCAACAGCGGGGCACCAATCTGTTTGGTTGCCTACGGCGCCGCGAATGCTGCGGCGCTGCGCTCGTGTGGCCTGGGAGTTGTTCTTGAACTGCAGCGGGAGGCAGCATGACCGAGTGCGCCGACTATGTGAATCCAAAGCGCGCACGAACGATAGCGGCCATCCTGGCTGTTCTTCCGGCGACGAAAACCGAGATCGAACACCGCGCCGGCGTGCACTTCGCCACGGTCCTCAAGGTCATGCCAGAGCTGCACAAGGCCGGGAAAGTGCACATCGGCGCATGGCGCGCGCACCCGGTCCACGGTCCTTCGATGGCGGTCTATCACGCTGGCCCAGGCGTGGATGCTCAGGACACGCTTCCTCGCTTGACGAGACAGCAAATCTCGGAGCGCTACGAGAAGCGCATCAGGGGAACCGAAAAGTACGACCAGCGTAAGGCCCGGCATCGCAGCCGCCATTGGGAAAAGAAGGCGAAGGCGGCGCCGAAGAACTGGGCGGCTGCGCTGTTCATGCAATAGATGCAAGGGAGACAACATGGGAAGCATGCTGACACTGCACACCATCGGCGCCGCCGAGGCAACGATGTCGAGCCGCGAGATTGCGGATCTGACTGGCCGTAGGCACGATCAAGTGCTGCGCACTGCCCGCGAGTTGGTCGCGCAGGGGGTTACACAATCTGTGGAGACCCTCTACCGGCATGAACAGAACGGAGTTCAGTACCCCGAGCACCGCCTGAACAAGCGGGACTCGCTCGTTTTGGTTGCGCGACTGTCGCCTGAGTTCACTGGGCGTGTCGTTGACCGCTGGATAGAGCTCGAGGCATCGGCGCCGGTTGCGCCCGATCTATCGAACCCGCATGCTTTGCGCGCGCTGCTGCTGCAGTACTCGGACAAAGTAATCGAATTGGATGCCAAGATCACCGCAGACGCGCCGAAAGTGGCGTTTGCCGAAGCAGTGCGCGCGATCGACGGCGCTTGCCACATCGAAAAGATCGCCAAGACGCTCGGCATTGGTCGGAACAAGTTCTTCAGGCGCCTACGCGCCGACGGCATCCTCTTGGATAACAATCTTCCATACCAGAAGTACATCGACCGAGAGTATTTCACCGTCATCGAGCAGCAGCCCTACACGGACAGCAAGGGCGTGACGCACGCGACCTTTACGACGATGGTCACGGGCGCCGGTCAAGTCTTCCTGGCGAAGCGCTACGCGAACATCGCTGGAGCGGCCAATGCGTGACTACGGCAAGATCTCGCCGAAGTTCTGGATCGGTCCGACCGGAAAGGCATTGCGCAAGCAGGGCCTCGAGGCTCAGCTCGTCGCCCTGTACTTGCTCACCAGCCCGCACGCCAACATGCTGGGCCTCTACTACTTGCCGCGCGCATTTATGGCCCACGAAACAGGATTGGGCATTGAAGGGGCTTCGAAGGGCCTTCAAGGCTGCATCGAAGCAGGGTTCTGCCGGTACGACGACGACAGCGAAATGGTATGGGTGATGGAGATGGCGCGCTACCAGATCGCCGACAAGCTGCAGGGGAAGGACCTGCGCATCAAGGGCGTGCAGAACGAATATGACTCTCTCCCAGAAAACCCTTACCTAGGCTGCTTCTATGCCATGTACGCGGCGGCATTCTGCATGTCTTCGAACAGGAATCAAGGAAGCCTCTTTGAAGCCCCTTCGATGCCCCTAGAAAGCCAAGAGCAGGAGCAAGAGCAGGAAAACACAGAACCTAAACCCTCTTCGTCAGCTGCCACTGACGATGTTGTCGAGCCGGAGCCTGAAGTCGCTAAGCCTTTCGATCAGTTTTGGGCTGCCTACCCACGTCGCGTCGGCAAACAGGATGCGCAGAAGGCCTGGGCCAAGATCAAGCCTGACAGCGTGCTGTTAGCTCTGATTCTGAAGGCCATCGAGAACCAGAAGCAGGGCGCTGACTGGCGCAAGGAAGACGGCCAGTTCATCCCGCACCCGGCGACCTGGTTGCGGGCCGGACGCTGGCTCGATGAGGTCCGACCCTACGTGGCGCCGCCGCCGAAGCTACCGCCCGGCTGGTGGGAGTCGGCTGAGGGAATGAAGGCCGCAGGCTTGATGCTCACGCCGCCGCTGACCCCGAACAAAGGCGAGTATCCCAAGGAATTCGCCGCACGAATTCGCCTGGCGCTGGGCATGGTCGACCCCGACCCGCTGCATAGCCACGTGGCCCCGCCGCCACCTGAGAAGATCGAGCGGGCATACATCCCGCCGACCGTGCCCGAGGGCGTGCAACTGACCGACGAGCAGCGTAAGGCCCGGCGCGATGAACTGCGCGAGGCCATGCGGGTCATGAGTGAGAAGGCGGGTAATGCGCGGGCTGGTGTGGTCGCATCGAACGAGAGGCAAGCAGCATGACCGTTCTCCCGAATGACATGTGCGCGCGCTGCAGGCACTTCAAGATGAAGGAGTACCCGGACCATGCCCGAGTGGGTCTCGGTCGGTGCATGGGCTACGACAACGCCCAGCCGCTGATCAACCCGTTCGTGCCGTGGTCTGGCAAGCCCTGCGCGCGGTTCTCCAGGGCGGCCGATGTAGTGATCCGCCAGCAGTGGATCGAAAAGCAGCAGGAAAAACGAGCGAAGCAGTCAACATCAACCGCAGCACCAACCTGAAAGGCAGACATGAACGACCAAGCAATCGAGCAGGAAAGCCAGGCCAAGGGCAAGACCGCTCCGCGCGTCACGCCGGCGGACATCGAGGCGAACATCGCCAGCGAGCACTACTTCACGGCCGAGCAGGGCGCGGCCATGGCGACCGCCGACCAGACAGGCGAAGCCGCGCATCCGCAGCCGCCCGCACTGAGCCTGCTCACCTTCTGCGTGCTGGTCCTGCGCAACGGCTTCACCGTCACCGGCGAGAGCGCGTGCGCCAGCCCGGAGAACTTCGACGCCGAGATCGGCCGCAAGATCGCGCGCCAAAACGCCGTGCAGAAGATCTGGCCGCTGATGGGCTATGCGCTCAAGGATCAACTGCATTGGGATGCGATCGCGGGCGCCGAGCAGCTATAACCGCCACCACCCCGCCCGTCCTCCGGGCGGCAACAGCAACGATACGAAAGGAACAGAAGGTGATCAAAGATTGGCTCTACTTCGGGTGCTATAGGTCTCCCGGGCATTTCCTCTTCAAGCCAGGCATGCGTGAGCCTTATGATCGAGAGATGCAAAACCTGCGGAATTTCGATGGCCTGCTGCCGCCGCAAGATAGCAGGGCCGGGTATGTCGCTACCGTCTCTCGCCTGGAAGCTTGGGGCGTCACCGCACTGGCGTTCTGGGACTACACCGTCGACAGCCGCAGTGGCAGCAACAGCGTGTTCTACGCGCCGTCATTGACCATCGCGCCGGAAGAGCTCATGGCTCAGGCGCGCGCACAGTTCCCTGAAGTGTGGGCCCGCCTTCCGGAAGTGAAGCTTCTCGCGGCATCGATTGGGGTAGGCCAGTGAAGCGAGGCTTGCAGGCCTTGGGCCGGCTCAAGGTCGGCGCCATGAACAAGACTGAGCAGGCGTACGCGGCGACGCTAGAGCAGCGCCGCGCCGCCGGCGAGGTGGTGTGGTACAAGTTCGAAGGCATCAAGCTTCGGCTTGCCGACAACACTTTTTATACGCCGGATTTCGCCGTTATGTTGGCTGACGGGGCGTTGGAAATGCATGAGGTCAAAGGTTACATGCAAGACGATGCAAATGTGAAGATCAAGGTTGCGTCAGACCTGTACCCGATGCGGTTCTTCGTTATCCGTACGCGCCCGAAAAAAGATGGCGGCGGTTGGCAGGTGAATGAGGTCGGGAATGTCGCATAAATGCCGAAGGCGTCGGTGTATCGGGCCACTTTGTCACTAGATCACAGCGAGATCAATACCACGGCCGACAAAAGCTAGTCCGATAATAAATGCAACCCATGACAACCCCCACAGCGCGTACGAAGCGCGAGCCCACCAGTGGTGGCCGCTGGCGCCGAGTAGATTTGCAATGGAATGGTGTGCGTCGAGCACTCGAGCGGCCGGCATCAAGGCTGCGATGACAAGTCCTATAGCGAAAAACAGGAGCGCATTCTCCCCGTAGTACTTATAGGCGGTGAATATTGATGTCTTATCCTTGGTGAGCAGTGCCTGCATAAATCCGAGCATAGCCACACAGCCGCCGCCATGCAGAGTGATTAGAGCCTTGAGACCCTCGGTGGTATGCGAGTCCGCACGCAGCGTCTCCGCATCTATGCGATCAAGGTTTTTGTCGTGAGCATCCAAAGTTCTCTGAAAAATATCCATCATGTTGACCGACGCGGTGAAAAATTTATTGTAGAGCAAATTTTGCTTGATGAGCAGAATCAGTAGGTCACATTGTGATTTGGAAAATGTCGTAGCAGCCTGCAAAAATACTGCTGAGTGCTAAGCTTCTCCCCATTCCAAGGAGCAAGCCATGTTCGTCGAAAAGTACCTTCAATCGCTCAACACGTCGGACCTGAGGGACGACGAGCTGCACCACAAGACGGATGCGCTCGCAGCTGCCGCGCTGGCGGACCTGACGGGCGGATCCGGCGAGGTGCTCGGCTCGCTCTTGGCGCGCGCGAAGTACGCCGACGGCATCCAGCACAAGACGTTCGAGGCCGGGAATCATAACTTGGCCGTGCTGCTGCGGGCCTGGACGAAGCTCGTTGTACAAAAAGGTTTGGATCGTCAGTGGCTTAAGATCAAGCACGAATGGGACATCAAGGCGGCACACGGCATCTACGAGAAGATCGCGCGCGTGTCGCTCGCCCACTGGCTGCAAGGTGAGTGCGAGGTATGCAACGGCACGAAGATCGCGGCTGGCCGTGCCTGCTCGCACTGTTCTGGGTCGGGGCGCGAGCCGATCGCCGGCGGCGCGCTCGAAGTAGAGCGCATCAAAGACATGGTGTCCGAATTGGAGGGGTTGTATCAGGCGCATGGCGCACGAGCTGCATCAAGATTGCGCCGCGCTGCCTGAATAGTTGTGCTAGCCTTAGATTTTTCTTGAGGCAAGATTATTTATGAGTATGGGATCGGTTTCCGCTCTCGCCCAGGTTCCCGGAGCGGTGTGGGGAACAGTTTTTGGTGCCGTATGGGGCTCCCTCATTGCCCTACTTACGGCAGCGCTTACTGAGCGCTGGAGCGTTGCGCGTGCTAAGGCACAGCGTGTGCATGAGTCGGAGGAAAAATCTCGGGAACGAACGATGGCGTTGAGGCGCGAGGTTTATCTTCCGGTGGTTGCTGAGTATAACGATGCACTGAAGTTCCTTTCTACCTTGCCGAATCTCACTATTGATGAGATAGGGAAAAGTAAACCGTTAGGACAGTTGGCATCTTCTGCGGGGAAGTTGGGCCTGATTTCGGATCAGGAGACCGCCATTGTCGTGCATAAACTCTCTGTTGAGTGCAGTTCTATATATATTCGTTTTGCGCCCGTGGCAATGGAAATTGCCGCGCTTCGGGGGATTGCCGATGTGCACACAAAGCTTCGGGAAAAGCATTTAGCCGAAATCGAGCGAGTAACTCTGGCCTCTGGGGCAATCCTCGAAAGCGGCGAACGAAACGATATACGAGCCGCAGGCTTGCAGCGACGTTACGAGGTATTAAATTCGCTCTTTGAGCAGGAAGGAGAAAAGCTGGCATCGGTTAACCGCAAGGCGTCCGAACTGCATAGAAGCTACGCGTTGCAGTCTCTCCCGGCCATGAAATCGCTACTGGATCTCGGCGTTCAAACAGTGCTCCGCATGCGCCAAGATCTAGGCCAGACTGGCAACGCGGATACGTTTGCAAAAGAGGCGCGCGAGGCGGCTGAGCGCATGTACAAGCTGGCGGAGGAAGCTCTTAGGAGATTTTAGGATATGGAGCAAGAAGGCACTTGAATTGCTTGCGAAACACGCGTAAACTTAAGTCCTCATCTACAGTTCCCTCGATCCACGTAATGCGCGCTACGGCGCCAACGTCACCCGAGGCAGTCGAGCAGTCCGGCCAGCAGTAAAGCCGGCGTTCGTCCGCAGGAACTGAAACAACCCGCCACGTCGGCGGGTTTTGTCGTTTACGGCCCACTTGTGCAGATAGCCTTGGGGTTCGTCGGCCGGCGTGGTGCGCATTCCCCATCACTGGTGAGGAATTCGCACCACTGCACGCCAATAAATGGAGTCGAGCTATCGAACGGTAAGATCCAGTTCACGGCCAACCGCCTTAAACGCTGCTGCAAGCGTATCGATCTTCGTCGCGTGCTCAAGATCGACGATGCGGTTGACCTCTTGCGGCTTGATCCCCATAAGCCGCGCCAGATCGACTGGGCGCACTTTCTGGGTCAGCATCTCATTCAAGAGCAGAACCTTAGCAGATGCGCTCAACGGAAGCTCGATAAGGCGCTCACCCTCGACCGCTTCAGACGGTAGAGGGACGGGGCGCCGGTCTTCAAAATAGAAGTCCATCGCAGTCAGCAGCGCGTCGGCGGCCATATCGAGCGCTTCGGCCTCGTCATCGCCTTGGGTGATCGCTTCCGGGATGTCGCGGAACGTCACAACGAACCCGCCTTCATCGGCCGGGGTAAAGGTTGCTGGATATTTCATAGTAGTGCCCTTTCAAGGTGCGTACTCGGTGCGGTGCTGTGCTGCAAGCCCCTTTCGGGGCCTGCCTCACTTGAGTTTCAGTTTCTTTTTCACTCCCTCGACAAGGGGCTGTTTCAACTCCTTGCTTGGGTGTCTCGGTAGGATGGTTTGTTCGCCGTTCAGGTAGATTTTCAAGTGGCTTTTACCTTCCTTGGTTATCGCTCCCTGCTGCTTCAACCACCTTACAAACTCGCTCTGTTTCACCGCACCTCCTTTCGTGTTGTCGATGTGGTTATAATAAACAAAAACGTTTATCAATGCAAGCATTTTTGTTTATTCCCAATGCCTTTTTTGTGAGGCCGCCATGAAGACCTAACCCGATTTGAGCCTGGTCATCACGTAGAAGCGCGACGAAACGCGCACGGGATCACAGTTGCCCGATGAGTGCCGGAGCGCCCGCCCGGCGACACTCAGAAGACGGCACCATAGACGACACGGAATTTGAACTGGCATCGGCCAGAACAGGCGAGCGCAACCCAGCGCGCTACGTCGCCGGACGCTGTAACCGGCCTCCACACAAAGCCTAAGCCTGACAATCACGTTCCGCGTGTGCGGATGATGGCTGCGGGCTTTGTGTGGTGGGTGCTCTGCGCATCTGCGCCCCAGCGTCTGCCCTGACTAGGCCTCTGGGTGGTGCCCGCCGCAACCTGTCTCCTCTGGGTTCGCTCTCGTTCCTGGACTTTCGCCGCCTGTCGCAGCAATGCGCCGGCGGCATTTTTTTATTCATGAGGTACGCCATGCGTATGAGTCTCGAGGCTGAGGTGATTTGGCTGAGGCTGATGGAGCAGGTGCGCCGCGAAGACGCGGTAATCGATCGCATGCGGGCCGTAGCATGAAAGGCCCGGCAGACGTCTACCTCGCCGAGATCCTGCGCGCCGTGCTGGGTGATAAGGCGAACGAATGCAAGGTCGCGGACATTGAGCGGCTGAACACGATCGCCGCGCACCTCGTCGACTGCGAGGAGGCAAAAGCGATCCTGCGTGCGAAGGGATGTGGCACCGCTGGCATGACGTTCGTGGAGCTGGCACGCAGCCTTCCTGAGCCTTTCGACTTTGATGGCTGGATGCGTGAACGTGTCGCCCGCGCGCATAGGGATCACATGGAGCGAACATCGAGGCTGCCACCGTGCGCCAGGCGCGTGTATGAGCCAGATGAGATCGCGAAGTTCTACGGCATCTCGCACGGCGGGATTGACTGATCGTGCACCGCGCGCGCTGTGAGGCGGATGTTTGGATCGCAAACATTCGCGCTGAAGCTGCCGTGCCAGGCACGCTTGTGGTTGTTGTTATGAGCCGATCCGGCTCGATTGCACTCTTCCCCGAAAACATAGTCGGCCAGTCCGACGCCGAACTGCAGGCGTACATCGCTATGCGGCTCGCTGAATAATGAAAGAACGACATGGCAATTCAATCGACCGACATCATCCAACGGCTTTCTGGCGGCGCCGGCAATTCCTCTGCACTGGCATCACTCGGCGGCGTCAAGTCGTCGACCGTAGCGCCGGCAGGCGTGTTCGACACCGTCAGCGCGGCGGAGGCGGCGGCCGGCGATGTGGAATACCGTTGCGTGTACGTGCACAACGCCCATGCCTCGCTCACGCTGCTCAGCGCCACCGCCAACATCCAGGTCGACACGCCGGATGGCACGACCATTGTCGATATCGGTCTCGGAACAAGTGCCGTGAACGGCACCGAGCAGACCGTCGCAGATGAAGGTACGGCGCCGTCTGGTGTGACCTTTGGCGCCGGCCCCATCACGTTGGGTGACATCCCGGCTGGACAGCATCGTGCCGTCTGGCTGCGTCGCACCGTCAGCGCTGGTTGCCCGGCCATCACTGGCGACAGCTACACCGTGCGCGTTTCCGGGAGCACCGCAGCGTGAACTACAAAGACAACGTAAAGGAGACGACGAGCGTCACCAGCACGGCGTCTTTCACGCCGGGTGGTGCGGTGGCGAACTACCAGGCATTCACCTCGGCCTACGCCGACGGCACGACGCGTATCCCGATCAAGGTCGGGCCGGACTCGGCGGGCGCTTGGGAGGTCGGCTACTACACGCTGTCGGGCGGCGTGCTCACGCGCAACGGCCTGATCTCCAGCAGCAATGCGGGCTCCGCCGTCACCTTCGCCTCGGGCAGCAAGGATGTCACGGTCGTCTACCCGGCCGCTTACGCCGTCGACTCCGAGAACACCGTCACGCTGACGAACAAGCGCGCCGTGCCGCGCGTGACGACGCTGGCATTCAGCGCGACGCCGACCATCAATACGGACAACTACGACGAGGTCATCCTCAACCCGGTGTCCGGCAACATCACGTCGATGACCACGAACCTGACCGGCACGCCTAACCATGGCGAGCAAATCACGTTCCACTTCAAGCCGACGGCAAATGCCACGATCGCATGGGGCGCCAAGTTCGAGGATTCGTCGATCACGAAGCCGACCAGCCTGACGAGCGGTACGCAGATGTCCGTTTCGTTCACGTGGAACTCGCTCGATTCCCTGTGGCGTTGCGTGGGGTATGCGTAATGGCACGCCGTCGAGGAAATTTTCCTGCTAACGCGGGCGTTCCGACGCCTCCAGGTCCCGGCACCTTGTCCCTGATCAGCTGGACGGACGGCGGCAGCTATAGCGGGTCGAACAACCACCCGGACCGGGTTTTCGTTACCGCTGACGGCAAGCACGTCTACTCGGCCAACACGATCCAGCCGAATGCGGTAACAGCATTCGCCAGGGACTCGATCACGGGTGCGCTGACGCGACTGGACGCCCTTGCGCCGATGTGCGCTGGGTACGGCTGCCAATACCTGGTTGAGTCGCCCGACGCGGCGCACATCCATGTAGTGTATGGCAGTACCAGTGAAATCAAGACGTTTAACCGGAACTCGACCACCGGCGCCCTCAGTTCATTCGCCGCGGCACCTAACATCACGGTGGGAACGTCGAGCTCCAACGCCAGCTCGGCCTGTATCTCGCCAGACGGAGCGCACATTTACGCTGCTGCCAACGCGGACTCGAAGGTCTATTGCTTCGCGCGCGACAACAACTCCGGCTCCGGGACGTACGGCAAGGTGACTACTCTTACTGGGCAGGCGAGTATTACGCCGACCGGTTGTGACCACCCTATCCACATCGCCATCACGAAAAACGGCTCCAGCGGCATCGCCGGCAAATACCTGTACGTGGGTAACTTCACCACGACATCACCGCAGATCTGCTGCCTGGTCCGAGACAACAATTCGGGCTCGGGAACCTACGGGCAGTTGTCGATCAACTCGGTGCAGGCTTCGATCGCGTCGCCCACGGGCCAGCCTGCCTGGCTGTGTATCTCTCCGGACGACCGGCACCTGTACGTCGCTTGCGACAAGGGCGCGGTCACCGCGTACACCATCAACCAGAGCGACGGCTCGCTGACGCAACTTGCCAACTACACCGGTGTGAGCTCAGGCCCATGGTGCGTGCAGGTATCGCCGGACGGGGCCAACGTGTACGTGGCAGGCAGTGATGCGTGCCTGATTGACCAGTTCACGCGGGACAATAACCCGGCGTCAGGTACGTTCGGCCAGCTGACGGCGAAATTCCCGGCACGGGTCCGCGCCTCGCCAAACTACACGACGACGGCAAGTAGTATCGGACCGGATTGGTGCTTCCCGTCACCGGATGGGAAGCACCTGTATGCGACGTCATCCATCGTCCCGTACACGGTGTCGGTGTTCAACATTCACCAGTAAAGGCGTCCCATGTTCGGCTACAACGCACTTGGCGCCACCGCGCTCGGCGACAGCCCAGGCGCCGGCACGACCACGGTTACGGCTGACTTGGTCGGTACATTTGATGTGCTGAGTGGCGTCACGAAGGACTTCGTCGGCAGCTTCGATGTGCTGGGGACGGTGTCGCAAAACTTTACATGTACGTTCGACGTGCTGGGCTCGGTGTCGCAGAACTTCGCGGGCACCTTCGACGTGCTCGGGGTTGTGACGAGCGATTTTCCCGGCACATTCGACGTGTTGGCGAAGGTGATCAGAGACTTTGCCGGCACATTCGACGTGCTGGGGAGCGTGACGAATGATTTCCCCGGCGCGTTTGATGTGTTGGGGATGGTATCGAGAGACCTTGTTGGCACGTTTGACGTGCTGTCGTCGGTGTCGTCGGTGTCGCAGGACTTCGTCGGCACGTTCAACGTGCTTGGCGCCTCGATGCCGCCGCTTCCGATCAATCCCCGCATGCTTTACATATCGGGATGGAAGTCGAATTTTTCCCCGATGCGTGTGACTGAGGTAGAGGTGCTCACCATTGATTTCGGCCCGGCCCTAGCGCCAGGAGAAACGATCATATCTGCGAGTTGGTCGAATGCTGTATCGAGCGGCGATGACCCGAATCCGAACGCGATGATGCAAAATCGCTGCACGATTTCAGGCGCAAAGGTGAGTGAACTCTTCTCCGCGCACGTGCCTGGCGTGATCTACACGCCGACGTGCACAGTGCAAACGAGTGCCGGCCAGACCATCATTCTTCCCGAATATGGATCCGGCTCGTTGTACGTGACGGGATAGCGGATGCTCAAGATCGATGTCAGTTCGAACATCAAGGAGATCACCGCCAGTCTGGATCGGATCGCCCGGCAGCAAATGCCGTTCGCGACGGCCCAGGCCCTGAACAAGGTCGCGGGCCGCGTAAAGCCGGTCGAGCAGCAGAACATCCGCGACAAGTTCACGAAGCCGACGCCATTCACACAGAACTCCATCGGCATCAGCCGCGCCAACAAGGCCAATCTGACGGCGGCGGTATTCGTGAAGGACATCGCGGCGAAGTACCTGCAACCGTACGAGGAGGGCGGCAAGCACTTCCTGAACAGTCGCGCGCTGCTGAACCCGAAGGACATCAAGCTCAACCAGTATGGGCAGCTGCCACGTGCGACGCTCGCGAAGCTGAAGGCGCGGCCGGACATCTTCATCGGTATCGTCAAGACCAAGGCCGGCCCGGTCAACGGCGTGTGGCAACGGGTGACAGCGCCTGGCCGGAAGCTGGTGGCGGCGAATGGCCGTCGGCTCCGCGGATTGAACCAGGGCCCGACTGCGACGCTCAAGTTGTTGATTCGTTTCGGCGATGCGCTGCCCGTGAACAAGCGTCTGGAGTTCGGCAGAACCGCCCGGAAGGTGATCGACGCGCATCTGCAGGGCGATTTCGAGGACGCGCTGGCGGCTGCCCTGCGCACGGCGCGATAGCGCGGATGGCCGACGGGTCCTTCCCGGGGATTCCTGTCCCGAGGGCATTGCGCGCCCCGGGTTGTCGCTAGCTAAAAAAATTTCAAATTTGGGTAACGAGGTAACGCATGACGATCGTCTCGCAAGCCGAATATGCGCGCCTGCGCGGCGTCAGCAAGAAGACCGTCACCCAGTGGAAACAAGAGGGAAAAATCGTCCTGGCGGATGGGGGCGTCGACGTCGAACCCTCCGATGCGCGTTTGCAGAAATATCGGGCCGTGGGCCTCAAGGGAGGTAACGATTCGAGTAACGGGGGTAACACGTTACCTGCGTTACCAGCGGCGCGCGCGGGCGAGACGACCGAGCAGGCCGTTACGCGGATCATGCTGGCCTCCGGCGCCAACATGACGATCGAAGAGGCCCGGCGCGTCAAGGAAAACTACCTGGCCCTGGCAGCCCAGCTCAACTACGACAAGGAGGCCGGCCTGGTGGTCGAGGCGGCCCTGGTCGCGGCGGCCGTCGGTGAGGAGTATGCCAAGGTGCGCACGCGCCTGCTGTCGATCCCGGCCGAGCATGCCCCGCGCATCCATCGGCTCAAGACCGTCACCGAGGTGCAGGACGTGCTGCAGGAACTGATCACGGAAGCACTCGAGGAACTGACCAAAGATGGAGGAAGCTAGCCGATATGCGCATGGCCTGTCCATCTTCCGTCAAGAGCTGGGCAAAGCCCGGCTCAAGAACCTGCAGCCACCGCCAAAGCTGACCCTGAGCCAGTGGGCCGACCGTTATGCGGTCCTGTCGAAGGAGACGAGCGCCCAGACCGGCAGGTTCAGGGCATTTCCTTATCAGAATGGCATCATGGATGCCATCACCGACCCGACTGTCGAGATGGTGTCGGTCATCAAGTCGGCGCGGGTCGGCTACACCAAGATTCTCGACCATGTCGTCGGCTTTTACCTGCACCAGGACCCGGCACCGATCCTTGTCGTTCAGCCGCGGGTAGAGGACGCGGAAGACTACAGCAAGACCGAAATCGTGCCGATGCTGCGCGATACCCCGGTGCTGGCCGAGCTGGCCGGCGACGCGAAGGCCAAGGACAGTGGTCAGACCATCCTGAAGAAGGTGCTGAGGAACGGCTCGAGCATTACGTTCGTGGGCGCGAACAGCCCTGGCGGCTTCCGGCGGATCACGGCGCGCGTCGTCCTGTTCGATGAGGTCGACGGCTACCCGGTGGGCGGCGCGGGCGCCGAAGGTGACCAGCTAGCCCTGGGTGCCAAGCGCGCGGAGACGTTCTGGAACCGAAAGATCGTCATCGGCAGCACGCCGACGGTCAAGGGTGATTCACGCATCGAAAAGTCGTTCCTCGAGGGTGACCAGCGGCGCTACCACGTGCCGTGCCCACACTGCGGTGAATATCAGGTGCTGGAGTGGGGCGGTCCGGATACCCCTCACGGTATGAAATGGGACAAGGACGAGAACGGGGCCGGGATTCCGGAGTCGGTCTACTACGTTTGCAAGGTTACCGGCTGCATTATCAAGGACGACGACAAGCCGGACATGGTGGCGGCCGGCCGTTGGATCGCCGCGCGCCCGTTCAAGGGTCATGCGAGCTTTCATATCTGGGCCGGCTACTCGCTGTTCCCGAATGCCTCCTGGCGCAACCTCGTCGCCGAGTGGCTGCGCGTCAAGGACGACCCGCTCCTGCGCCAGACGTTCATCAACCTGGTTCTGGGCGAGCCGTACGAAGACCGCGGCGACAAGGCGCTGAACGAGACGAAGCTGGCCGCGCGCGGCGAGACCTGGGCGGCGGAAGTGCCCGACGGCGTAGCCGTGTTGACGGTCGGCATCGATACCCAGGACGATCGATTTGAGGTTGAGGTCGTGGGGTGGGGCGCGAACGAGGAGTCGTGGTCGATTGCCTACGAGGTGATCGAGGGTGACATGGAGACTCCCGAGCCGTGGAACCGGCTCGACGCATTCCTCAAGCGCATCTGGCGCCGGGCTGACGGGCGCCCGTTCGAGATCATGGCCGCATGCCAGGACTCGGGCGGTCACCATACCCAGAAAGTC